TAATTCGGGAAAATCCCATCTGTTGGGATATCCATGAGTTTGAATTTCTCATACACAAGGCGGATGACCGCATCCGGTGGGATATATGGTTGTCCTGAACCCGGGTCAGTAACCTGCATCAAGCCAGACAAGCTTTGAATCGCCCAGTCCATATTTTGAGCACGAGACTCTTTAGCAATCACACCGCTAATCCCACGAGCGCGTACCCGGATGTCGCCTTTAAGCGCTGGGTCGTCACCGTACATCAACTCCCAGTCAACGAACCCTTGGATTACCGGCTCAATGATATTTTTCTCAATCAAATGAATCGCATACTTAACGGATTTCGCCGACTGATTTAAAACCATCGCAACACCGCCAGAGGTACGCCCAATAGTGCCGAGACCCTCTGGACTACCAAACGCCACACGCGGAATCCCAACTAACTCGTAGGCATAAGTCATAAACTTGTCCTGCATGGCAAGTAGCGATGGCGTTAAATTCGGAATTGTAAAGAAGTTGTACGCCTTAGACCCGTTACCGCGAGGGTCAGGTCGAGTAGCGCGTAAGGTATTCGGAATCATCAAGCGTGGGTCATCTTCATCGTCCACACGCTCACTGTCTACCTCGCCCATAACACCAGACGAGTAGCCCAAATTAATAATCAGTGACTGGATAGTGGCGTTACAAATCCGTTGAGTGTCTGTCAAGCGCATGACGGGGCTATACCCCCAAATCGCACCTGGAATCGGCTCAAATGCGGCGGTGTGGAACGGGCGTTTACCCAGCGGGTCAGGGTTGAGCATCGCTTTGATAACGATATCGCCAACAGACCAGACCTCAGCCTCATAAGTGCGTTCCTCATCTAGGCCCTCAAGCCCGTAGAGCATCAGGAACTTACCTTTAATACGCCCGTAGAACCCGATACAGTCGTAAATCCCAACTGGATTATCATCTGCGGTGAACTCTTGGTCGTCTACCGCCGGTTCTGTATCTGATTCAGAGACTTCATAGTCTTCTGTCTTACCGTCTGGGTATGTTTCGAGCACCAAGCGGATACTATCCGCATCAAATGATGGGGAAACAGCGAAGTCAATCAGTTCAGATGGGTTTACTCGGCGTCGCTCACATACAAACTCGGCGGAATCAACTGACGTAGCGTGCGGTGCGGGGTAAAAATCGAACGGGGAGATATTCTCGACCATCGTAATCACCTCAGAGACGACCTCTAGAGTGTTACCGTTCCATTTTTTCCATGATTTTGTTTGTGCGGATGGCGATTTAATAATCGCCGCCGGTGCCCAGACTAAGTTGTAGATGAAGTCACTGAATGAGTTACCCCATTCTGCATCTTGAAGTTTATCTTTCAGTACTGGAGTGAGGCGTTGTGCCGCTAACAGCGCAGATTTAGACTCCTCTAACATCATAGAGGTCTTCAAATTATCTACATTAGCCAGTACTTTTTCCGGGTCTCCAGCCACACCCGCAATTAACTGGGGCATGACTTGTCGCAGTTGCCCCGCGAGTTGGTCTTCTGCTTTTTTATTGAGGTTTACAACTGGAGAGGGGATTAATTCGTATGGCGCATCATTAACATTCGCTAAAACGTCTCTAATAAGAGACACTACCCCACGTAAAATCGGGGCAGTGATATTGAAACGGACATCAACATCTGGATTAGCTTCGCAGCCGAGCTCCTCACCGCGTATCTGGCGAAGGCAGGTGAGCATAGTGTCGTGAATATCTCGCTTGGCTTCTTTCGCCAACTCAAATTTCCCACGGACGTATGTACCAAAGGCTTTCTGTAATTCAGTCTGCTGATATTTACGTTTCGCCATGATTTATTAACCTTGGTTTTTAACTGGGAGAACGGGGGCGGGTTTTTTACAAACCGAACCCCGATTTCCACAACAGGCAGTATGTGCTTTCATTGCAATCTCCAAAAGTAAAGTGGCGTTAAATATGGGGACATGGTGCCACTCTATACCAAATCCTGAGTTATTATACCCCCAAACAGAGGTATTCACAACTAGATGAACTTCCGTGTCAATTTCGGCAGGTGACGACGCTCTCTACCAAATCCTGAGTTATTATACCCCATGCACATATATTGCAGTCCGTCGCACAAATCTGATGCCCAGTTGACGTGGGTCTTGGTTGGAACATCTTTTACAACTGCGCCTCGGGTCATCTCATAAATATAATCTGACCCAATCGCGTTAATCAACAACTTACACGAGTCGAGTATCTGCAACTTTGGTTTCCCCTGTGTATCGAGCTTAGTCAGCATCTGCTTAACTGCCTCAAGACGGGGTGCGATTTTATTAGAGCCCGGGTCCATCACAGGTATCCCATGCTTCATCAACACATCAAACGGGCTCAGGTCTGTCGCCTGATTCTCAGTCATCCCCGCAGGGTCTCCCCACGCCCCATCAATCGGACTGTTCGCATATTTCGCTTTGAGCAATGGTAACAGGTGGTCAGTACACAACGTGTCAATAGACATATCCTCACCAACAACCTCGTCGATAATTGTAACCCGCCCTGACGTTGATGCAACTCCGATAATACACACCGGTGTCCGCCCAAAGTCAAACGCTAACAACAGCCCCTGCCCGTAGCGGAACGTAAACTTCTCCTCGGGTACGACGTGCAGGTCTCGGTTGAACTCAGTGAATACTAGTTTCCCAGTAACTAAGTCTGCGAACTCGCCTAACACATACGCTTGGATTTTCGGCCATGGGTCTGACAACATAGAGAAATAATACGCGTACCCGCCCTCAAGGTTTTTAATATTCTCAGCGGAGGGATTTGGAACCCATGACCCATCCGGCTTCTTTAACAACCCAGGAGGCTGTTTGAAAATCCGTACAAAACTCCGACCAGTCTCCCGACTCACGAGTTCAAACTGAGCGTCCCGTTTCCCGGTATCCCACTCGTACAGCCAGTGGTTCTTGCGTGGCCCGTTCGTCGCCGCCATGAGGCCAGTAAATGTTCTCGGCGCACCGTTAGTATACGCCCGCCCAAGCCGTCGATTAACTGCCAACAGTAGCGACTCCGGCATCTCGGAAATCTCGTCCAGAAATGCGGCAGTCGGTTCATACCCAAGCAGTTTATTCTGTGCGTCCTCACTGTCGAACGACAAGAACTCAATCAAACACTTTACCCGCGTACCATCGGGGAGTTGAAAGTCCGCTGACGCTTTAGGGGGGATAGACCCAGTCTTAAATGTGAACAGGGGCTCGAGCATCCGTTTGAATGTGGCGATAGTTGACGACTCTAACTGCTGGTACGTCAGTCGCCCAACCAAGAAATTCGTGTATCGAACGTTGTCAACTGGCGATGCCTCCTGCATACAGGCAATCTTCAATAACTCAACTGCGCCAAACACAGATGTCTTCGCACTCCCCGCTGGGCCGGTCACTATGCGGATACGTGAATTGTCCTGAGACGCTTTGAGAAGTGTGGGGTACTCGTCGAAGTTCGCCCCTAGCGTGACCACATTAGACATCTATGACCTCACTGTCCTGTGCCGCGTTGATAGAGATGCTCGGCATTAAACCGCCAAAATTAATCTCAACAGTCTGCCCACCCTTGACGTCCTTGTTCGCTTTCGGCATTAAGTCAGCCACTTTCACTGCTGCCTCGAACGCACTAACTCGCGCCTTGGGGTCTTGGGTCGCCGCAGAAATTATCTCGTGCATAGACATCAACCCCGCCTCGACTACATTCCGCGCACGCATACGCACGCCGCTGTCGGGCGATGACTCAAACTCAGACTTAATCTGAGCAATTTCTCGGGTCAGGCTAGGGGTATTTTTTAAACTCTCATAGTCTTCGAGGGTTAAGTCATGCTGTGAGAGTACTCCACGCAAGTCGGCACCACCGTAGACCACTATGTCGAACGCGAGTCCGCGCCAGTCAATTGTTTTAAATTTTTCTAACTGGTAGCGTGAGACAACAGGGTCGCCCCCTATCTCGTCCAGTAGGGGGGCAGGGGCGTAGTTTACTAGAAACTCTGGTGGGTTATCAAAATCAAACGTTTGACTTTGCAGATGCTGTTCTTGTTCCATCGAAGCTATTTAATCCTTGGTCTGGGTGGGTTGGATTCGTTCGCCATTCAGCTAATGTTTTGCCGTCTATA